CCAAACGGTTTTATATCTACAAGCATATTGGCGGGCAATTCGCCTGGCGTAACGTGCCCCAACGTGGCAGGTAAAACAAGTTTTTTAATTGGCGGTATTGTCACGCCCAAAAGCCTTATCGCTAGGGTTAGCCCAACGCATAAGCGGCGGCAATAGTGCTGCTATAGCGGCTTTACCTAAATCTGTAAGTGACGTATTGCCTGTCATATAAACCGCTAACACGGCGGCAATTACTGACCGCCCGTAACTTGATAAAAGCGCTTTAAAGTTTTTCATGGTTTGTCACGTGCCCGTCTATTTTTTGTTCTATGCGGCCTAATGCTTTATATGTTTCGGCGTGTTCTTTGCGTGATGTTTTGTCGGCGCGGTTAATTATTGCGACTAAGACAGTAAATCCGCCTGCGACTAGCGCAACCCATAACGTTTGCATTGTTACGCTTGTGGTGGTGTCGGAAAGTTAATTTTTTTAGGGTCTGCGTTTTGTGCAGGTAAGTCGCGTAAGGCTTTACGATATGTTGCCCACGATGTTTTGTCGGCGGTACTGTCTGCTAATTGTGTCCAATCAGAGTTCACAAGTTCACGGTTACGCCATAAACGAATACGGTCAAAAAAGTATTGGTTAGGTACTTGTTCTGCTGTTTCGTGTGCTGCAACTAAATCTAAATAATTCATTAGTCCGCCTCGTAAAGAATACTAAAAAAGATTTGGTCGTTTACTGCAACCGTAACTGGCGCGGTAGGGCCTAAAACCCTCAAATCTTGTGTTGAGTTAAGAAAAGCCAACAACCGAAATACTGTGCTTTCACCTGATACAGAAGTTGCAACCAAATTATACATTTGCGACACATTACTATCAAAAAATGTAGCAGAACTTAAGATTGCCCCAAAGTTGCTTATTATTGTTGCTAAAACAGGAAAACTAAAACGATAGTCACCAGTTCCAAAAGTAGTTGTAGAACCTGGAATTAAAGCGTATCTTGCATACACCAATTTGTTAACTTGCGTATATTGACCAGTAAGCGTGCCGTTGCCTAATACAGGGTTTGTGGTGGTTGCAGTCCACGTTGGTGTAAAACTTGTAAATTCTTCGCCTATGCCGTTTAATTCGGCTGCGGTAAGAACGTCGCCTGCTACAAAAGGAAATGGGTTTGCCATAATTGTTACTTTATCCTAAAACGGGTTGCGGGTCTTGTATGTCTAATTTACCGTAAATTGCGTTGTCTAAAATGAATTCGTAAACAATTATAGTAGCCGCCGTATAGAACGTAACTCTATGCCCGTTGTTTACGTTTACCAATATTTCTATGCCCTCTACCGCTAGTTCTTGGGCTACTTCGCCGCCTGTAATAGTGTTAGTAATTGTTATGGTGTCGCCAATATCTACTAGGGCTAATGCTTCCCGTTGGGCTGTTGTCAACATTAAATAATCGGTTTGCACGGCGTTAAACGTGGCTTCGGGTTCGCCAACCAAAAGGTAATTTGCCAAAACTAAGGCGGCGGCGTCGTTATTTAACAGGCTGTTAGTAATGCTTGTATTTTGAATTAAGTACTTAGCCTGGCTTGCTGCGTCATTGGCTACCTGGGGGCTTGCAGCGCCTTCGTGTTGAATACTGGCCCTATTCACTATTAAGTCGGCGTTATAAATAATGCCTAAAGAGTTGTACGGAATATTAGTTCCGTCGTCGTGAAAATCTGCGACGCTACCCGACAGCGTTTGGCCTACCCTTGGTTGGCTAGTAAAATCACCTGTACGCGACATAAAAATACGGCCCTGTTCGGCTTGCTGTATTTGGTCTATGTACGCTTTTACGTTTGTGCCTTCGGGAACCGTATACGCGGCTGTACCGCCTAATGTTTGTGTTCCCGTTTCAATGTCACGTGTTAAGGCAGGATAAGCAACTTCGGGCAAATCTAATACCGCCGATATACGGGCGCTAGAAAGTTGTTCAGTTACGTTAAATTCGGCTAACGCTGTTTGGGCCAGTAAATAGAAATCGTCGGCACAATAAACGGTAATAATATTTTGGCCGCCTAGTTGATAGTTGTAGTCGTAACTGACAATTTGACCAGCGAAAAGCGAAATAAAGGTATTACCCGTGTCGTATCTGCCAAACGATACGCGACGTAATGGGGCTAACGTAAATTCTTCGTTAGGGTCAACGTAGGGGCTAGATGAATACAAAGGGTTTAAAGTTCCGCCTGCCAGGCTGTCATTAAGATTAAACGACATTGTTCCAGCGCTAAATTGGTCGCCAATATCACGGCGCCCACGCCTTAAATTGACGTTTGTTGAATACTGCAACATAGGCGCAAATTCGGTAGTACCGTCCAAAACAAAGGTTGTGTTATCTAATACGCCTGCCGTAGCGTTATCTAATCTAAATGAGTTAACTAAAAAACCTGTATCTATAAACAGTTCGTAGTTACCGCTTTCAATAACTGACGTAGACATTAGGCAGCCGCGATATTGGCGGGGTCTGCCGCCCTGTTAAATTCGCGAAGATTGTTTATAATTTCTTCGCCTGTTTGGGCGTTAGACATAACTCCGCTTACGTTTATGTTGTAAACAATGTTGGGGTTATCGTTTGCGGATAAATTGCCGCCGTCGTTCATAAATTGTTCAAGCGCTGTAGGGGTGTAACCGTTTTGTACTTGGTCGTAGAAGCCAGCGCTAATGCCTTTAACGTCTGCCAATGTAAGGTTTTTGCCCGCTTGGCCTAATCGTGCTTGGGCCCTATTAAAGGCGTCTTGTACGCCTCTTAAATAGTCTTGGGCGTTTGCTACGCCTGAATTATAGAAAGCGTTAGCGGCGGCAATACCAATGCCTACGCCCATGTCCTCTACCGATTGAACTAATGCGTTGGTTTCGCTAATTGCTTTAACGCCGCCTGCAATAAGATAATCGGCTATTAAATTACCGCTTTCAAATCCTGCGGCAAGAACATTTTTTAAGGCTTGTTCTGATAAACCCATGCGTAATAGTTCGTTGACTTTGTAACTGTAGCCAGCAATCTTTTTTACTTGGTCTTGTAATCCTGATATAAAACCCGCGCCAGTTTCTTTGCCTGCATCTTGCGCGTCTTTAAAACTAAATGCGTCTGTTACGCCTTCGTTTACTGACGTTGCAAAGTCGCTAAATTTGGTTTGTGCGTCTTTAAGGTTTGTTTTTGCTGTATCTAATGCGTCTGCCAATTCTTTGTTTAATGCGTCTGCGGCTTCTTTGACGGCTGCGGCAGTTTCTTTAGCCAGGGTTTCGGCGGCTTCTTGTGCGGCTTTTCGCATTTTTGTTAACTTGTCGGCTGCGCCTGTCGCGCCTTTACCAGTTCCCGTACCGCTTAATTGGTCTGTTGCGTCGGCTGCGGCTTTTGCATTTTCGGCTAATTGTTTGGCTGCAAAACTGCTGTAATCCGACGCGCTACCCATGTTTTTAATACCTGCCGAAAACTTGTCAAAATCGGCTTTCAGACCTTCTATATCAAAGAGTTGTTTAAAACCGCCGCCGCCTGACGTGCCTCTAATTTGGTCAACTACCTTTACAACCTGGCCCAACGGGCCTAACAAATTTAATACCAAACCTTTAACGCTAAACAGTTGTTTAAGTTCTTGATAAGCCATATTGGCGGCTTGCCCAATGTAGCCAACGGCATTAGCGGTAATAAGCGCGGCAACTGCCACCGATTTCATTACAGTAACTACCTTTGGACCAAAGGAACCCATTTCGTATACGGCTTGTTGCAAACCTTTAACTATTCCTTTTTCGCCGATTACTTCGGCTACACGTTCAAACGCAGGCGTTACTTTATTGTTAAAAAATTGAACGGCTTTTAAAAATAAAGGTAAAAAGGCTTGCCCTAAATTGGTTTGTATATTTTCTAAGGTTGCGCCAAGTATCTTTTGTTGTGCTGCCAAACCTGTAGACGTACGGCTAAAGTCGCCTTGCGCGTCGGCTGTCTGTTCAAAAATAACTTTTTGGGCTGCCAATATCTTTTGTTGCGCGGTTAACGCTTTGTTACCTGAATATATGCCTAGTTCCGTTGCGGCGGCTTTTAATGTTGTGTCACTAAGCAAAACGCCATATTTGCGTAACGGTTCGGCTTCGCCACGTAGCGCAGAACCTAGGGCGTTTATTGCTTCGTCTACTGACGTGTTATTAAACGACGCCAAATCGGCTGCCATTGTGACTAAGCCAATACTAAAATCGGATAAATCTTTTCCTGCTAGGCCTGCGGATTTACCAAACGTGGCAAACGTACCCGCAGCCTGTAGCGCCGCCGTTTCTGAAATACCAAACGACCTGCCCGCCGTTTTAGCAAAATTTTCTACTTCTTTAGAAATAGCACCAAATACA